CGGGGCACCACGGCAAATGGAAAGGTAAGATTTGTTCTGAACCAGATTGCGAAAAGCCTGTGCACTGTAATGGGCTATGCCACAACCATTACACGAAAAAGTATTGGGCGGACGGGAACGGCCGCAGAACAAAAGAAGCCCTCCGCGCCACTAGAATCAAATCTCGATATGGCATCACACTTGACGAATACGCAGCAATCCTCGAAAAACAAGGGGGCAAATGCGCTGTATGTGGAGAACTGCCCGGAGACAATGTCCGGGCCCATTGGGGCGGCAAACTGTGCATTGACCATTGCCACGACACTGGAAAAGTTCGGGGTCTCCTCTGCAACGACTGCAATCTCGCCGTTGGCTATGGTAAGACATCAACAATACTTGAACGAGCTGCAGCGTATCTCAGACTTCACAGCGGACCCGATAGTCTCGATAACTCCTGATGGGGAGGAAGAAGTTTTTGATGTTGAAATTGACCGCACCGAAAATTTCATAGCCAATGGCGTGGTAAGCCACAACACAAGATGGTCCCTTAGGGACCTAACGGGGCAAGTGCTGGAAGCCAGCGCGGCACGGGGCGGTGACAAGTGGGAGGTAATTGAGTTCCCTGCTATTTTACCTAGTGGTAATCCGCTATGGCCTGAGTTCTGGAGCTTCGATGAGCTTGATGCTATCAGGAAGGAACTGCCGAATGGCAAGTGGATGGCGCAATACCAACAGCAGCCCACCTCAGATTCCAGTGCGATCATCAAGAGGGAATGGTGGCAGGAATGGACCAAAGACAAGCCCCCCGCAGTAGAATTTATCATCATGGCTATGGACACGGCCTTTGAAAAGAAGACTTCTGCTGACTATAGTGCGGCGGTGCTGTTTGGTGTGTGGGAGAACCCAGAAGATAACTACGAGCCTAATTTGATTCTTTTAGAGGCGTGGCGCGATAGGTTGGAGTTTCCAGAGCTAAAACAGAAAACGATGGAGCTTTATAAAGAGTGGGAACCTGACAGCGTTATTATTGAAAAGAAGGCAAGCGGCGCTCCGTTAATCTACGAACTGCGTAGGATGGGTATACCAGCACAAGAATTTACCCCGTCAAAGGGTAACGATAAGATCACACGGCTGAATGCTATTGCTGATATTTTTGCTTCTGGGAAGGTGTGGGCACCCAAACGGAGGTGGAGCGAAGAAGTGATTGACGAGGTAGCGAGTTTCCCTGCAGGTAAGAACGACGACTTGGTGGACTGCGTGTCTCTAGCGTTAGCTAGGTTCCGTTCTGGTGGGTTTGTGGGGACGAAAAGAGACGAAGAGGACGAGGACTACGGGCTTTATAAAATGCGAAAGGCGGCGTATTACTAATATGTACACACACTTGAAGGAGTATATCGTGACATCCGAGGAGTTTGAGGCGTTGTTCAATAAGGAGGCAAAGATGAGAGCACCCACCCATGAGGAGCTAGGCGCAGCTAATTTTAAATGGATGAAACCTGAAGAGCCGGAACATGAAAAGACTCCGCCAGAGGCGTACCAAATTGCAGGGACACACTACGTTGATATGAAGATCCAGCCGTGGGATGTGATTGATACGAACTTTGAGCGTGCCCAAGCTAAGGGGTTTTACAGAGGTAACGCGTTGAAGTATATAATGCGTGCAGGCAGCAAAGGCCCAGCAAAGGAAGACTATCAGAAGGCGCTGCATTACTTAGAAAAACTCATTGAAATCTTATAGGTACTATTCATGTCCAATCTTCCTCTGTCAAATGTTGATAAAGCTATGATTCCAGCCAGCCCCCTGCTGGAAGACCAATATGAAGACGATATGCCTATTGAGGTGATTATCGGGGACCCTAACGACCCTACGGTGGATGAGGTAGAGGTAGAGTATGAGGAAGAACCGTCGTTTGATGCCAACTTGGCCGACTACATTGATGGGGATGAACTGCAGTCGCTAGCCGCTGAACTGCTGGAAGATTTCGATAACGACCGTAATGCGCGTAAGGACTGGGAACAGACTTATGTAGATGGGCTTGATCTATTAGGGTTGAAGATTGAGGAACGTACGGAACCGTGGAATGGTGCGTGTGGGGTATTCCACCCCATGCTGACGGAAGCGGCAGTGCGCTTCCAAAGTGAAATGATTGCTGAAACTTTCCCTGCGCAGGGTCCTGTGAAGACCAAGATATTGGGGAAGGAAACACGAGAGAACGAGGAGGCCGCTGCACGTGTTGCAGAGGATATGAATTACCAGCTAACTGAAAAAATGCAGGAGTTTCGTCCAGAACACGAAAAGATGTTGTGGAGTCTCTCACTCGCTGGTGCATCGTTCAAAAAGGTCTATTTCGACCCCTCCCTCAATAGACAGACTTCTATGTTTGTCCCTGCTGAAGACCTCTATATCCCCTATGGGGCGAGTGATGCGCGTACCGCGCCACGAGTCACACATCTTATGCGTAAAACAAAGAATGAGGTCAAAAAACTGCAGTATGCAGGGTTCTATGTAGATGCAGATCTTGGTGAGCCAAGTAAGGATTTGGATGAAATCCAGTCAAGAAAGGACGAAGCGGATGGTTTCAGCGCAATCAACGACGATAGATACAGAATTCTTGAAATTCACACTGAAGTTGACCTAAAAGGGTACGAAGATGAGGATGAAGAGACGGGAGAACCCACTGGAATTGCCCTGCCATACGTCATAACGATTGAAAAAAGCACCCAAAAAGTGCTGGCTGTACGGCGAAATTGGGATGAATACGACACTTTTAAGAGGGCAAAACAGCATTTCGTGCAATACACCTATATACCGGGGTTTGGGGCGTATGGATATGGCCTGATTCACCTAGTTGGTGGGTTTGCAAAGAGCGCAACGTCTATTGTGCGTCAGTTGATTGATGCGGGGACACTTTCTAACCTTCCGGGTGGGTTAAAGACGCGTGGGTTGCGTATTAAGGGTGATGATACCCCCATCATGCCGGGTGAGTGGAGGGATGTTGACGTGCCTAGCACGACCATCCGCGACAATATCATGCCGCTACCGTATAAGGAGCCAAGTGCCACGCTGTTCCAACTTCTGCAGAATGTTGTAGATGAAGGCCGCAGGATGGCAGCGGTTGCTGACGTTAAATTCGACTCTATACAGGGCGAAGCGCCTGTGGGTACCACCTTGGCTATTTTGGAGCGCACGCTCAAGGTCATGAGTGCTGTGCAGGCGCGGGTTCACGCGTCAATGGCCCAAGAGTTTAAGCTGATTGCTGGGTTGATTAAGGATTACACGGCACCGGAATATGACTACGCACCAGAATATGACGCGCCTGTAACGGCTAAGAAAGAAGACTACGAGATGGTAGAAGTTCTACCCGTCTCCGATCCTAATGCGGCGACAATGGCGCAACGGATTATTCAGTATCAAGCGGCTGTCCAGCTAGCTCAACAAGCCCCGCAGATTTATGACCTACCTGTACTACACAGACAAATGCTACAGGTGATGGGGATTAAAGACGCCGATAAGATTGTTAAAACCGAGGATGATCTTGTACACACAGATCCCGTAACTGAAAACATGAACATCATGAAGCAGGACCCTGTGAAAGCCTTTATCGACCAAGATCATCAGGCCCACCTAACGGTGCATAACGCAGCAATGCAAGACCCCACGTTCACACAGGCGATTGGGCAGAATCCAAACGCACAAGCCATTATGCAGGCGGCACAGGCGCATATCGCAGAACACATGGGGTTCCAATACCGCAGAGAGATTGAAATGCAGTTGGGTATGCCGCTACCTGATCCTAAAGAAAAGCTGTCTCCTGAAGTTGAACAACAGATATCCAAATTGGTTGCCGATGCGGCGACACGGGTATTACAAACGCACCAAGCGGCGCAGCAAGCGCAGATTGCTCAACAGCAAGCGCAAGACCCTATCGTTCAAATGCAGCAGAAAGAACTTGAGCTTAAAGAGCAAGAGATCCAGAAGCGCTACGAAACCGATATGGCTAAGATTCAGACCGAGAAAGAGATAGCCATGCTGAACAACGAAGCCAAACTGATGATTCAGCAGGAAAAGGATAAGGTATCTACGATTCATAAGGGTATGGATATTGGCGCACGTAATGCTGAGAAAGCCGGGGAGCGCGAGTTTGGCGGCGCCGCCAAAGAACAAGATAGAGCTTTTAACGTAGCCCAGAGCGAACGACAGGCTGCGCAACAACCACCAAAAGGTGCTAAATGAAAACTGTAATGGATCTTCTGAGAGAAGATATCGAAGACGCTATTGATATGCGCATGGAAGCACTTGCCAGTGGGCATGCTAAAGATTATGCCGATTATCGGCATTTGGTAGGGGTAATTACGGGTCTAACCTCTGCTAATGAACGACTGAAAGACCTGCTTAAACATACTGAGGATAACTGACATTATGTTTCACGCTAACGTAGATGTAGCTGCTACGCTCAAGAAAGCCGAAGAACTTGGCGACCGGATGCCTAACCCAGTGGGTTACCAGCTTTTGGTGATTAAACCTAAGATTGAAGAAAAGACCGAAGGTGGCATCATTAAACCGCAAGAGTTCTTACGCAAAGAAGAAGCAGGGTCCGTATTAGGGCTAGTGCTTAAGATGGGCGATCTTTGCTACAGCGACGCAGAAAAATTCCCTACGGGGGCATGGTGTGAGGTCAATGACTTCGTGCTGATTGGTGCTTATCGAGGTTCGCGTTTTAGCGTTGATGGTGAGGAATTCACCATTATCAATGACGATATGATCTTGGGTACTGTAAAAGACCCATCCGGTGTAAACCGCGCTTATTAACTTAGGAGTTACCTATGGCTACAGAGAATATTGGAGATGAATTAGAGGTCGGTACGGCACTGCCGGAAGTAGAAGTCGAGATTATTGATGATACTCCCGAAGAAGACCAAGGCCGAGAACCGCTTAACGCTAAAGCAACCGAGGAACAAGAAGAAGAGTTGGAAAACTATTCTGATAAAGTTCAGAAGCGAATCAATCAGTTAAACCATAGATATCATGATGAGCGGCGTGCAAAGGAGACGCTAGCTAGACAAAATGATGAAGCCTTGCGTTTGGCACAAACGATCTATGCAGAGAATGAAAGGTTAAAGCAAACGCTTAGCTGGGGCCAGCAGGAGTTTACCCGCGAAGCTGAAGCTAAGATTGAGTATGCGCAGAAGTTAGCTGAAGATAAGTATCGTAAAGCCTATGAAACAGGTGATACCGAAGGTGTATTAGAAGCGCAGAAAGAATTGAATGTTGCCGCTATTGAACGGTCCCGATTGCAGGATCAGATAAATGCGGCTGTAGTACAGCAAACAGCTTTACAGCAAGAAAATAATGCTGTATATAGTCAACCTGTACAGCAACAACATGAGCAGCCCCAACCGCCACCTCGTGATTACCGGGCAGAAGACTGGGCATCACGCAACCCTTGGTTTGGTAAAGACGAAGAAATGACTTCGTTCGCGTATGGCCTGCATCAAAAGTTGGTGAACAACGGTGTCGATCCTACGTCTGATGAGTATTATCAGAAAATTGATAACCGCCTTAGGGAGATATTCCCACAAAACTTTAATAAGCCACGTAAGTCGTCAGCCGTGGCTCCAGCAGGTAGATCAACTGCCAGCCGGAAAGTGACGCTAACCGCCAGTCAAGCGGCAATCGCAAAACGTCTAGGTGTGCCTTTAGAAACGTACGCTAAGTACGCAGCAATGGAGAAATCGAATGGCTAATGTACAGATGAACAGGACCTCGCGTGCTGAAGAAACAAGAGAGAAAGAAGTCCGTCCGGTATCGTGGCGACCAGCTTCTGATCTTCCCATCCCTAATCCTCAGGATGGGTATACGTTTCATTGGAAACGCGCTTCCATGATGGGTGAAGCCGATCATCGTAATATGGCTGCGGCCCGCCGCGAAGGCTGGGAACCCTGCAAAGCTACCGATCATCCTGAATTTGCGAATGACCTTGTGGCATTCGGTTTAGAGCCTACAGGGCTCATTGAAATTGGTGGACTTGTGCTTTGTAAGACGACTGTGGAAAACGCTGCGGCGAGAAAGCAGTACTATGAAAACAACGCTCAGTCCAATATGCAGTCGGTTGATAACAACTTCCTGCGTGAAAGCGATCCGAGGATGCCTCTCTTCTCAGAGAAGTCATCTAAAGTGTCTTTTGGACGCGGCTCTTAATTTGTCTAAGGGCCGTAAACTACTAATATAGGAGTTATTCTATGCCTAGTGTTTTTAACCCCGGCCCTACCGGATTTCTTCCGGTAAACCTTCTTGGTGGGCGCGTATACGCGGGTGCAACCCGCTCCGTCCCGATTACTTCTGGGTACGCTCAGAATATCGGTTTTGGTGATCTGGTAGCTCTTGATAGCAACGGCGCGATTGTTCGTGTTGATACTGCATCTGGCGCAAAAGCAGCTTTTGCTATTGCTCCTATTGGTATCTTTGTTGGTTGCAGCTATACCGATGCTAACCTTAAGTACAAGCTGTACGATCAGAACTGGACTTCAGGCACTGTAGCTTCCGATGCGGTAGCTGTTATTGTCGATGATCCCGATGCTGTTTTTCAGGTAACCCTGACCAACGCTTCTGGTGTGGTATATACCGCAAGTGCGGCTACCCAGTCTAATGTTGGTAACAACATTGGTTACTATCAGCCAGCCACGTTTGTTAATGCCTCTGGTAACAGCACGGTATCAGCTAACTTGGCCTCTGCCAACACCACGTCTACTCTGCCCTTCCGCATTGTAGCGATTGTTCCAGAGAGCATTTTGTCTGATGGCACTTTCACGCAGGTTCAGGTTATTTATAACTCTGGTCTGCATTTCTATCGTCAGGCTACTGGTGTATAAGGAGTAACTATCAATGGCTGCTATTTCACGCGCTCAATTACTTAAAGAACTCTTACCGGGACTCAACGCCCTCTTTGGTCTTCAGTACGAAAGATACGGTGAGGAATGGAAGGAACTGTTTGAAGTCGAAAGCTCCGAGCGTTCTTTTGAAGAAGAACAGAAGCTGTCAGGCTTTGGTGCCGCTCCGGTTAAGAACGAAGGTTCTGCCATCGCGTACGACACCGCTCAGGAAGCATGGGCTACCCGCTACGTGCATGAAACCATCGCTCTTGGCTTCTCTCTGACCGAGGAAGCTATTGAAGATAACCTGTATGACTCACTGTCTGCACGTTATACCAAGGCGCTGGCTCGTGCTATGGCGTACACCAAAGAAACTAAGGGTGCTGCTATCCTTAATAACGGTTTCAACAGCAACTATGCTGGTGGTGACGGTGTACAGCTGTTCTCTAACGCTCATCCGCTGGTCAATGGTAGTACCATTTCCAACGTCCCATCTACTCCAACTGATCTTAACGAAACTTCTCTTGAGAACGCCGTTATCCAGATCAGCCTCTGGACTGATGAACGTGGCCTGCTGATCGCAGCAAAGCCAAAGAAACTTATCATTCCTCCGGCTCTCCAGTTCGTTGCTACCCGTCTGTTGGAAACCCAGCTTCGTGTTGGTACCACTGACAATGATGTCATCGCTCTGGTAAACAACGGCTCAAGTCCGGGCGGTTGGTCAGTTAACCACTTCCTTACCGATACTAACGCTTGGTTCTTGCAGACCGATGTGCCAAATGGCATGAAGCATTTCGTACGTGCCGCACTGTCTACTTCAATGGACGGTGACTTTGACACTGGAAACGCTCGTTACAAGGCAAGGGAACGATATAGCTTCGGCTGGAGTGACCCGCTGGCAATGTTTGGTTCAGCAGGTTAAAAACCTTGTAAATCAAGGGGTTGGGAGTTCCCAGCCGGGACGAGGGGCCTTCGGGCCCCTTTTCTTTTGTATAAATTGTGACAAAATCACAAATAGGGTCAAGTACTTGACACCTCAGAATAAATAGCCTATATAGATACTAAATCTAGGGATTTCTTTAATTGCCTGTTCGACTGCCCTAGCAGACACGCACAAGACAGCAGGCGCA